AAGTGATAAAAGACTATCTTAGTAACCAAGAAGCTGTAATAATGTACGAAAAGAAAATCCAAGATAATCTATATATGATAGATTATATGAAAGAAAGTAATGTTGTTACATTATTCATAGACAAATCAACTAAAGATACAATTGACTTAGTATATCTGTATGCTAATGATGATAAAGTAGAATTAGGTATTCCTATATTAGAACTAAGATTTCTAGGAATACGAATAGATTCAGATATAGAAAAAGTCTTATATAAGTCATATAATGTTATGTCTAAAACTCTTGAAACTTTTGAGGCAGAAAGATGTCTAAATTAATAACAACTATTTTAGGTGTATTACTGATTATATCAGTGTTATTTACTATATCAGCTGTAGTATTTAGAAGTATGACATTGTATATAGTAGGCTTAGTCATATTAGCTTGTGTATTATTAGGTATATTTGTATTTGATAATGATGAGGATTAACAATGTTCAAGATATTTGATACTAAAGAGTTATCTAAAACTAATGATAATAAGACTAGACCTTATATTATTATTCAGCCTCCTGATAACTTTATTAAATCATTAATCTACTATATCAAAGAAAAAGATGAAGTAGTTAAGTTAATTGATTACATTAATAAAGTATTTTATTACAATGGTATAAATGTACCATACGACAAACTTATTATAGTAGATACACTTGAACGCTTGAAAAAGTTAATGCTTAACTTAACTTATAAGTATCCTTATGGTCAATATGAGTATTTCTTACTTAATATATCTATGATACCTCTAGATGCAGAAAATATCAAAAGCGCTTTAGATTTGATAGTCATAGATGAAAACAATGATTCCTACTATACACTACCTACTCGTATAATATTCCTAGAGTATTACAGTAAAGATAAACAATTTAACGATGTACTCTATGGAAGTAAATTAAATTATGTAGAAGGTAGTAATTACTTAATTGATACAAGTCATAAAGCACTTGAATTATACGATAGTGTTAGTGATATATTAGGTGATATACATCAACTAGAAACAGGATATAAGATATCTAAGGATACTTATATGAAGTTATTATGAGGTAATAATGAAGAAAAATGATTATTACATAACTAAATATGACGAAAGCTGGACTAATGCTATATATAGAAAAAAAGCAATATATAACGATTTATTTCATAATCAGTTAACTATTGAAATACCAGTAGCTAATCTAGAAGATGAGAAGTATCATAATCTAATTAAATTCTTACCAAATAATTTATTACTTAATAACAAGATAAAAGAAGATGGTAAATATTTTTATATCAATGGTAAGAAATGTAGAAAACTAGCTTTCTTACAAGAGTATTTTACAGACCAACATCTTAAAGAAAATCTTGATATTCATACTACAACAGGGAAGTTATATTTAACTATAGACCCTAACTGGTTTATTAAGTGTTCTGATGATAAAATGACAAGTTGGTATAGCTGCTTTGCACCTGATGGTGAATTCTTTTTCTGCCCATATGAATATGCTACAAGTGATAGTATACTAATGGCTATGATTCTTAATGACGATAAGTCTAGAATCATAGGTAGAAAATGGGTAGTAATACCAGAATGTAACGATATAATAGATGATGAGCTTAAACAGTATTTCTGTAGTAATGAATTATTTAAGCTAATACTATTCTTAGGAAGCTATGGAACTTTCCCTATAGAATATCAACGTAGTCTTAGTGAATTTATAATCACTAATTTATTTCACGAGAAGAAAGATGATTATCATATCTTTAGTAATGCTAAAGATAAAATATCTATAGGAGAGATAGAAGCTCATATATATGTAGAAGGTCAAACAGAAGGTGGTGATTATCAATCTTTTAATACAGGTAGAGTAGCTAGAAACTTGTACTTTGAAGCTGCAGAATATATTGCTATTAATAAGAACTTAAATTTAAATGCTATTGAGTTAAAGCCAATAGTTCAGTTTGAAGGTCCACCTCTTGATGAAGATGACTTATATTATCAAGATAGAGTCCCACATTGTGAAAGATGTGGTGAAGAACTATATGGCTATACCTATGATGTTTATGTTAATGATACAGATACTGAAAGATGGTGTGCATATTGTACTTCTAAATATGCAACAAGAGATGAATATATAGATAGCTTAGTAGATAGAGAAACTCTTGATTATGGTATAGAAATATTATTTTATCATTTTGGTTCTGATACATTAGAAAGTATGTATACTATAGCTAAGCCCGAAAATATTAAGTATTTAATTGAAGTTAGAATACCTAAAGAAGGTCGTACTGTATATGTTGATGTATCAGAAGATAATATGCCTGACTTTATACATCTAAACACTGATGAACACGTACCATATTACTATATGGATAAGGACGACTACTATGATAGATATGACACTTAAATTCAAGGAGTTTAAGAATCTTGTATATGAATGTCTAGAATGTGATTATACACACATAAGAAATCTAATAACAGAAGAATACTTCAGATTAAACATAGGAGACTATAGTTTAATAAGAAGTGATAACTATCTAGCTTTTGTACCATATACAAAACAAGTAGTACCATTAATCTGCACTCATTATGATACTATCGTAAAAGACTATAATCTTAAGATAGTTGAAAAGAATAATATCTTAAGTAATAAAAATGATAATATCTTAGGTGCAGATGATAGAGTAGGAGTAGCTATAGCTCTAGCTCTATCTAAGAAAATACCATTAATCTACTTGTTTACTGACCTTGAGGAAGTAGGCGGTATAGGAGCTAAAGACTTCTGTTTTAATAATGAGTATCTATTTTATAGAATTAACAGTTATATAGGTTTAGATAGATGTGGTAATAAAGATGTAGCTATATATGAATACTATAGTGATGAATTAAATCGTATGTTTATGAAACATAAGTATGAAGTTGTTACAGGTACATATACAGATGTCTCTGTAATAGCAAGCTATATACCAAAGCCTACTATAAATATCTCCGTAGGCTTTAATAATGAACATACTAATAAGGAATCACTAGATATTCAAGCAGCTTATCATACATATGAAATATTATGTAAAGAATTACCCAATCTCATTAATAAACAATTCAGAGATATGAAATGTATAACTTATATGTACCGAAGTAATATTGACTTATATGAGGAGATATTATGACAAATCTAGCGTTATTTCAGATGCTAAAAGATACTAAGCTTAATGATAATATAGAACTTAGTATAGACCAAAAAGCATCTACATCGTCTAATCTAATTACAGAAATAGATACATTAGTAGGACTTGTTGAAAATAAAGCTATGGACTTTGAAGTCAAATTTGTTATTGACTGCGGTAAAGATAACTATCATATATCATTAATATTGAAAGATACTGATGAATTTAATGATAAAGTATTAATCTTTATGGACCTAGATAACAAAATTAAAAATACTCATAGTAGCTTATATGACTTTAAAGAAATCGCTAATGTATTCTGGATTATGTATAGCAGAATAGCAAGTAATTATTTAGACTTTATAACTGCAGGTATATATGGATGAAGTACTATATATGCTAGCTCTAATAATAATTCCACTAGTAGTGGGATTAAAAACTAATATAGTGGGACTATTAATAACTTTTGCCTTAATATGGTTTACAAGAAAAGTTATAATCCAATATAAAGATAAGAAATAGGAGTAAGTATGAATGAAACATTAAACGAACTTGTAGCACAAAAACAAGAAATGGAAGAGATTGTAAAATCTCTTATCAATCTAGACTTAAGTACAGAAGATAGTGAAAAAGAATTAGCTGAGATAGAAGCTAAGATACTTAGGAAGCTAAGTAATATAGACTTTGTCTATACTGGCTTAGAAGCTGCTATCGCTCAGTTAGAAGCTTATAAGGAACTATATAAAGATGAGCTTAGTAAGATTGATAAGAAAATACAATCAATCAAGAAGAACAAAGAGAAACTCTTAGAACTTCTCGTTGTTAATAGAATAGTTACACCAGATGAACCTCTGAAGTTAGCACATCATACTTATAGTCTAGCTAAGACTTATGGTTCTGTTGTTATTACAGATGAGTCTAAGATTCCTCAAGAATACATCAAGACTAAAATTGAGCAGGTCTATGACTTAGCTCAAATTAGAAAAGACCTTATGAGTGGTAAAGAAGTACCAGGCGCTGAATTACCAGTTAGTCAGAAGGTAAGGAGATATTAAAATGAAACTTAAAAGATTAAGTGAAGAGTTACCTGAAACATATGAATATACTGTATTTATTTATGAACCATATTCTTATGATGTTACAAAAACTAAATTAGTTCAAGGATATTCATCTATTGATAATGATGAATTTACTATTATGGCTATACGCATAGATAATAGTACTAAAGATAATAAAATTACACATATAAGTTATCAATTTATAGAAGTCCCAAAAGAACAGAAACAAGATATATATTGGATATATCTTGAGGACCTTAAGAAATTATGGAGTAATGAAGATGTTAATAAAACTAAGTGATAAGTTACCTAATAACTATGAGGAAGTAGTCTTTATTTATAAATTCTTAGACCCTAAAAATATTAAAATATTTCACGGATATAGAGTAATGTCTGTAGAATCAGACTTCATAGTAGTTAGTGTACATCAATTCAATAATGACCCAGTATCTGAAGAATTAAAAGTACATACAAATAATCTGATAATACCAGAAGAATTCTGGAGTGAAATATATTGGGTATACATAGATGACTTATATGACTTACTATTTAAAGATGATGAAGATGAAGAATTATCTTGACAATTTAAACCTAATAAATACTATGGTACAAAATTAACTATATAGGAGTTAATATGAAATTAGAAGACTATCTCGTAAGTACAAAACCCGACTATAGAAATCCATTTCCTCCTGGGAAATTGATTCTATTTGTTGGAGATGAAAAGACTGGTAAGACTACTGCTGCATCTACTTTTTCACCTAAAGGTGCAGATGGTGTAGTCATACTAGACCTTGAAGCAGGAGCTAGATGTGATAAGAATATTACTATGCTTATACACGGATTATATCCAATGGAAGATGAGAAGGGTAATATTATACCTCCTGAGAAACGTGGATTTAGAGATAGCAGTGGTAATATTCAGCCTGCATACTCTATATATGAAGCGCTAGCTATTCTGAAACAGACCTGGAAAGATTCAGGTAAGACCACGCTTGTAATTGATACCTTTGATAAGCTAGCAGAATGGGTTAACGAAGATACATTAGCGCAAATGAAAGCAGAAGACGCAGAGCTTGATAATCCTAAGTGGCAGACTGTACAGACTATTGAAGAGATACCTTATGCTCAAGGTATCGCTAGAGCTAGAAATACCTCATTAAGGATTAAGGATAGACTTCTTGATATAATAAAAGATACTGGTCTCTTAATTTGTAATCTACATACTCAAAAGACTATGAGAGTTGAGAATGGTAGAGATATTATAGTGAAGAAGCTTCCTATGATTCACGAGAAATTAGCCACAACCTTAGGACATCAAGCTGAATTGATAGGAATGTTTACTGTTGATGCTAGTGGTAATTATCTGTTTGATGTAAGAGGCTTTGGTGAAGTTACTTTAGGTACAAGAATTGAGCCTCTTAATGGAAAAGTATTTAAGTGGAATAAGACTCATCCTACATTGTATGAAGTCTTAACTAAAGAATGTTTGAAGTATGCAGAAAAATTAGAAGGTAAGGAGAAATAAATGCCAAGAATAGACATTAATCATAATTATGTACCAAGACCTACAGGCGTATTGAAAGCTAAACTCATTGACTTTGGTTATTATGACCAAATAAATGATTTACCTAATATGAAACACCTGAGAGATTTAAGTAATAATTTCGTAATGCGCTTTGACTTTAGACCTGAAGGTTATGAAAGAGACTTCAGTATTTATGTACCAGTAAAGATAGTTAAAGATTCTGAAGGTAATCTTGATTTGAAGAATAGTAAAGGTATTAGAGACATTCATATGATACTTGATGCTCTAGGTGATAGTAAAGCAGGCTTTAATGCTGAAGGTAAATTCGTAGATGCTAATGATAAAGAACTAGACTATGAAAAGATAATTGATTATCTAGCAGAATTAAAGCTCAAAAATGATGAGGCATATATGTATATATATGTCTATAAAGTAAAGGGTAAAGATAATCATAGCTACTTTCAGTCTAGTTTAAGATTCTATCCTTTCACAGAAGAAGGACGTAAGCAAGCAGAAGCAGCTTATGAAAGAGATAAAGAGTACATACAATCAAAAGAAAATCCTATTCCTAAAACAAATACTACTCGTAAGTTATTCTAGGAGATTGTATGTACTATGAGACTGCACTAGGTGAAAAATTTAACTCTCCTAGAGGTATATTAGTTAAAGACGAAGATATGTATGATTGGATAATAGCGCAGGGTGATACCCCCTGCGCTATGTCTGTCTATACATACAGAGATTCTGATGTAGAAATAATGAATGAAGAGACTCCAGCTAATTGGTTTAATCAGTATAGTATACCTTGGGTACCTATTGATATTGATAATCATATAGATAATTCTGATGAACAGATATTATTAAACTTGAGATTTATTATTACTAAATTAGAAAGTGCAGGCTTAAATGAACATAACTATAAAATCTATTTCTCTGGCAGAGGCTTTCATCTATTGATACATAAAGATTGTTTTGGTTTTGAAGATGGTATAGAAAACTTACCATATATAGTTAAACAATCTGTAACTAATATGGCTACTAAATTAGGATTTATTAATCTCATAGATGAAGCTGTTTATATGAGAACAGCATTATTAAGATGTCCATATAGTCTTAATCCTAAAGTTAATCTATATAAGATACCTGTATCAAGAGATGAAGTTATGTATGAGAACTTAAACTTCATTAGATTCTTAGCTCAGACTCAGAGATTAGATTATAATTGGTTAGATTACTATAATGGTAATAAACAATTAGCAAGTTATGTAGTCACAGAAATACCTAAGATACCAATATTTACTACTTACAATGAACCAATAAATAACTATGCCTGTATTTATAAGATGTTTAATCAAGGTCCTATAGAAGGAACTAGAAATAATACTATTTTAGTATTAGCATCTCATCTTATGAGAATGGGTATACCTAGCGATTTAGCTAAGCAGCTTATGCTGATATGGAATAATAATAGTCTAAAAGAACAGATGGTTATAGAGAGAGTAGAACAAGTCTATAAGAAGAAATATAAATATGGTTGTAAGAATAAACTAATGCGTCAGAATTGCTCTACTAGATGTATACATTATCAGAAGCATAAGCTGTATGATGAAGCTCCTTCTATAGATGATATTATCAATTTAGCTAAACAAAGAGACTTCATTAAGGAATTAAAAGAAGGTATAGACTTAGGTAGAACTGTTGGTGCACCAGACTTTATAGTAACAAGAGGAGAGATACTTACTCTCATAGGTGTAACGAAGGCTGGTAAGTCTACCTTAATGAAGAATTTTATCTTAGGTGTAGACTTTAGAAATAATGATAATTTTATTGAGAGAAATAGACGTAGAACTTTATATTATACTGCTGAACAATCTGCAGATTACTTCATTCTTGTATGTGCTCAGATACTTGAAGGTTGTACTAGAGGCTATGCTTTTGAGCATAAGAATGAGTTATTAGATAAGTGGTATCACGTATTATCTAATATTATGCCTATAGATATAATGCCAGATATGAAAGAGTTAAGAGAACAGATAAATACTTATAATCCAGAGTTAATAGTATTAGATACTCTAGACCACTTCTGTGATAATCCTTATAATGAACATCTTGGGATAAAACAAACAATGATAGAACTACAAAAGATAACTGCTGAAACAGGAGTCATTGTTTATATAGTATCACAACCAAGAAGATTAGATAGTATAGAAAATGATATTAAGTTATTTTCTGGGAAAGGAAGTGGCTCTATAGAGAATCAATCTAGGAAAGTATTAGGTTTAAGCGCTCCAAATGAGAATGGTATAAGAAAATTCTTATTCCTAGCTAATTCATATGGTAGCTTACCTAATCATACATATAATATAGTTATGCAGGATAATATGAGATTTAAATTAGTAGGAGAAGAATAATGTATTACATAGGAATAGACCCAGGACTAAAAGGTAAAATAGCTATTATTAAAGATAACGAAATATTGGAAGTAATAGGTATTCCTGATAGAAGTCAGCCTGAAGAGTTTAGAAACCTATTCCAAAAATATTATAGTAAAATTGGAAAGAAATCCAAAAATATTATGATATATTTGGAAAAGCCTATCATTAAGCCTATGATAGGTAAGAAACCGTGTCCAAAGTGTAAGACACCAATGGTCTACCAATATCAGCAGAAAGGTATAGCAAATAGCCATATTAATTATGGTATTCTACTTGGAGTTATTATAGATAAGGGAATACCTTATGAAGAGATTAGTAGTCAGGAATGGAAAAAATATTTTAGTCTTATAGGAGAAGATAAGAAATCTTCTATAGCTAAAGCTAAACAGTTATTTCCTGATGCTACTGATATGATAGGCAATAATGACAATATAGCAGAAGCTATACTAATCGCTGAATATGGTAGAAGAAAACATAGTAGTTAGGAGTTAAAATGGATATAAAGAAATATATTTATGTAGATGAAGATGGTGCTAGAGCTATCTATGATATAAGTCATAATAGACTTAAGAAGATGGATGAATATCTATATGTTGGAGATTTAATCATAAGTTATAGTAGGACAAATAAAGTCAGTATTGAAGTTAGCACTGATGAACATATATATAGTGTCTTAGACATATTAGAGTACAATCAGCCAGCAATGACTATTCTTGTTATTACTGTAGATTTAAGTTGTAGTAGTGTATATCATTATGATGCGACTCATATCTTTGGATATGAGATTAATACCATCATAAAGAGTTTAATTGGTGCGTATTATACTCAAGCTGTATTAGACGATGGTAATTATGAGTAAGTATCTATATATGTCACCAGCTTATACAGCTTATCTATTCTTCAGACCTAATTATGAACAAGATTTAGGACCTAATGACTATATGCGGAAAGGAGATATAATATACGTGTATTATGTAGGTGAAGGGCTGGCAAAGTTCATATTCCAATCAACTAAAAAGATGACGTTTGAAGAATATGCTACGGGTAAATATAATCCTAGCTTGAAATTAGGATTCTTTGCATCAGCGAATACTCTAGGTCAAACTCTTAAATCTATAGAACAGAACACACCAGAAGATAAGAAGCTTAGTCCTAGTCTTCTGTATAAGTTCATCAGAAAAACTGACTATATGTTACAACATAAACTAAAAAAAACGAGGAGTTTATATGCCAACCGAAAAGAATATACCACCAAGTAATAATCTAGATAATTATGTTCATAGCGCTTATGATGAAGATATGAATTTAGGTCATTATGTTATCTTCAGTCCAAAAGATAAGATGTATAAGCGCATCATAAAGAACATTGAATATGGAGACATAATCATCTATTACTTTGAAGCTGGAGATAGACCAGATGACATCTATTATAAGGTCTATATGTACATAAGTGAAGAACCTATATCACTATATAAGTTTACTGATTCAGATAGAAATAAGCACACACTTGTTTTAATTGATAATAATTTAGAAGAGTATTCTGAAAGTAAACATATATTAAGTAATGACTTGAATAATATTATAGACTTATCAGTGTATATGATTAAGTTTATAGACCTTAAGGGTACATTATCAACAAATGGAGTTCTCAAATGGAAATAAATAAGAATGTATTAATCAAGACAATGAAAAAGTTCTTAGAACATAATCTAGTAGAAAACTATTTAGTTAATCCTAGATTTGAAGATAATCGTTTATCTTTGAGTTATGGTACAGTAGGAAAAGTAATAGATATAGTTATAGACATAGACTTTGAAGGCTATAACATAATTAAAGTAGAGGTATGGTATGGTGGTAATACGAATAAGTATTATAATCAAAGCATAACATTTAAACGCATCATACCAAGTAATGATGATATAGCGAATATAGTTGCTAATTTAGAAGACATATATAGTTATATGGATAAATTAGACGTAATCTTTGATGAATTAAGGAGTGAGAATGACTCAAAAGATAGTAATAGAGAATAAGTTAGCTCAGAAAGATGATGCTATCTTCTTTGATAGCAATTCATTTGTAGATGCTATGGGAACATATTATGTTCATCTGTATAATACTATGTTTGATTATTTACAAGATGATTTAAGTAAAGTTCAATATAAAGCTAAAGATTATGACCCACATATAATACCTGGTCATTACTTTAAAGATACTCCGTATTTAATATTGCCTTATTTAAGTTATATGATAGAACATAATATAACAGATTGGAATATTGGTTATTATACTGTTAGTCTTCACTATACAGATTGAGATAAGGAGAGTGAGTAGATTAGTCTACTCACTCTTTATTTTAAAAAAAATATATGAGATTACATCTAACTTCTAGGAGAATAAATGAAGGTTAAGACATTAGAAAAGTTAGCAAAGGATATGATAGATTATATTATTAATCTATCAGGTTTTGAACATATTGAAGACATCCAACTTAACGTAGTAGATAACTTAGAATCTGGTGATATGGCTGAATGTAATTATAATGATAGTCACGGATACATCCAACTGAATATAGCTAGTAATATGATTAACGATATAGAACAAGCTAAGTATGTAATCAGTCACGAGTTAGGTCATATACTTACTAGAGAGTTTCATACCTATTATGTTAACTTTGTAGGATTAGATGATGAAGACTTGACTTCTATAAGTAATAATGTATATGAACAAACAGCTGAAATATTAGCTAAGAGATTAGGTAGATTAATATTAAAATTATATGAACAAAAGGATAAGTAATATGGAGAATATGTTAACTGTAGCATTATGGCAAAAGGCAGTAGTATTATATCACGAAGCTCAGAAACAAGGTCAAGAATTAGGTAGAAAGAGATTAGCAGAACTACTGAATATTACAGATTCTCTAGCTAGAAAGATAGTCTTTGCCTTAAATAATCAAGACATAATCAATTGTACTAGTATGCAACTTGAGACTAAGGAAATAAAGAAAGAATTGTTGATAGGTGATATACATATACCATATCAAGATAAAGCTGCTATATCAGTTATGCTTGATTATGCAGAGGAGTATCAGCCTGATATAATATCTATAATGGGTGACCTTATAGATTGTTATGAGATTTCAGACTTTGATAAGAATCCACTGAGAGGCAAAAGACTATTTGAAGAGATAGGTGAAGCTAGAGAATTTCTCTATTCGTTACGTAATAGATTTCCTGATAGTAGAATAATATACTATTTAGGTAATCACGAGCAGAGAATAGAGCGATATATCTGTAATAAAGCTGAACAGTTAGCAGAACTTGTAGCAACTCTTTTAATTGATAAGTTAGAGCTTAAGGAATTGAATATAGAGTATGTAACAGAGCCTTTTGCTATAGGAAACTTATGGCACGTACACGGAAATGAGAAGCCAAAAGGAGCCTATAATCCACAGCATATCTGTGATGTAATGATGAAGTATATCTATGATGATTTTGTAGTATTTCATTATCATAGAGTACAGACTCAGCTTTACAGAAGAGTAGGAGATAGATACTTTAGAGCTTATTCAGTAGGATACTTAGCGAAAGAGTTTGATTACTCAAAGCTAAATCAATGGCAACAGGGTTTCGCAACTTGTGAGTATGACGAGACTGGAGAGTTCACTTTCAATCAAAAGGTAATAATGAGAGGAGTCATACACTAATGAAAGAATATTATGTCAAAGTAGACAAGTTAGATGAGTATAGTAACACAGGAAGTCATATATCAGGCTATACTGTGCCTATAGGTAAATATGAAGATGATATAGAAGCAAGAACAGGATTCTGGGATTGGTTCAGAAGTATACATTTCTATATGGACAGCTTAACTGATTATATAGATAATCATAGACAAGAACTAGCTAGAAATGGAGAAGTTGTATACAATCATCTAACTTATAAGTTAATACCAGAAGATAAATTATAAGTGGAGTAAAGGAGGATATAATGATAGCCTCAGAAAGATTAAGAGCCCTAGTAAGATACAATATCTATAATGATTTCATTAATGATATATTAGACGATAATCAGTATAGATTCTATCTAGATATCTTACTAGATATAGCAGACAAATATAACTTAGATGAAATCAAGGATAAGTATCATACTATAACTCAGATTATAAAATGGTTTAGAATGAATATGGCAGTAGAGTTACCAGAATTAGATAACTTTAGTGTAGCGTATCTTGTTGGTAATGAATTAGAATCTGGATTTTATACTATGAACGATAAAGGCTTATGGATAAAAACACAACTGAGGTTTAGCTATCCGTTGACTTTCACGCAAGGTATTAATATAACAGAGTATATCTATAAGGCTAGGACCTATGATAGTAAGTTTTATTTAATACAAATATCAGGTCCTATATGTGCAGTAATATCAAAAGAAGGTATAATAGCAGACTTAATATTACATCCGAGAATAGATAACCTATCAGATGACATTTATTTCAAAGAAAAGTTAGTAAATGTCATAGAAGAGATATGGTATTTAATTAAATATAATAAGAATATAGGAGATAACAATGAAACTGAATGAATTAGTAAGAACACTAGTAATAGCATTAGATGAAGGAAGTTCATCTAATAGTAACAAAGTAATATCTGATGAAGTAATCTTTTTTAGTAAGCATCCACCACAACTAGAGAAGAGCATATGTGAATATAACTTCTCAGAATTGATAGCAGTGAATGATGAAGTAAAAACTGAGAAACCAGAATGGCGTATCTACAGACTTAGTAGAGCTAATCTACAGTATCTTTTTAATCCTGTTAATGTTTACAATGGTTTAGTAGTATTCTATGACCAGGTACTAGGATTATGGGATATGAAGTTATGTGACCATATCTATTTAAGAATACGAGATGATTACGAAGTTGTATCTGCATATTCAGATATACTTAGTGAGAATTCTCCATTAATGAGAATTATAAATTATTATCTTAAGAATAATGAAACTAGGATAGTATCAGGAAGTAGCAATATTAGATTTACACCATACGACCAGGCGTATATATATTCCTTAAGATAATCTAACTTCTAAATGATAAGAGAGTGAATAGTATACCTATCCACTCTCTTTTTTTTTAGCCTTTTTAAGCTTAGCTAATTTGTCTAGTTATACCATCAATAATCTCAAACACCTTAGTTGTATCCTTCATTTCAAAGTATAGGTCTATATAACTCTCATCTTGATTAAGATAAGCATATACATTAGATTTAACGTCTTTCAGTATATCAGGTATAATAGATATAGCATCAATCTGAGAGTAATTATCCCAAGTAATTCTAAGAGCTAATCCTTGAGTAAACTTATAGAACAAGGGATTAGTATGATACTCTTCTAGATTATCTTGAGCGTAGCTATTAGAAACGAAGGCTAGTAATATCTTTGGCTTAATATTATATTTAGCCAATGGAGGTAAGATATTAAGAGCAGTGAATAAGAGATTATTGATATAGTCATTCTTAAGGTGGAAGTTATGAGGATTAAGGTCCTCAAATGCTATATCTCCACCTAACTTAATTACGTCACGCATAATAAACCTCGCTTAATTAACCGAACATATTAGCGTTAGCTTGTGCTTGAGCTTCTTCAGGACCAGGTCCTTGTTGAGCTCCTTGTTGCATCATTTCTTGAAGCTGTTGAACTAACTGTTGTAGTTGATTCTGGTCCATAGATACAATCAGTTGGATTAACAGAAGCATTGCTTCAGGTCCAATCTGTTGTAAAATCTGCATAAATAAATCCATTTTTAGTCTCCTTGCAATTGATTTGTATACATAAACCTAGCAAACTCTGCTAAGCTTAGAATAAATTCATAAACCATATCATAGTCACATTTATAAAATCTGATAGCAGGCTTATATCTCTTCATTACTTCATCTGTAATACTCTCAGCTGAGAATCCTGCTACAGTTCTATTACGTATATACTCATACATATCGTATATCATATTCTTATATTTAGGTATCATAGTTATTTTCTATCCTGAGTTAAAAATAGTGGGGAATTTTAAGCGTTCTAGGTTGACAGCACTAAGTATATTAACTTCATTTATTTCATACCTTAAAAAATTTATTTGGCGTTGTAATGTTATCATCTTTTTTTAGGTAGATAAAATGTAAAGTTAGTTGCACGTTTACCATAGATAGCTAGATTTCTAGCATTCTGTTGGAGGTATGCAGGAGCTTTACCCATACTAGATTTTCTAAATACTCTTGAAGCTCGCTCTTCTGCATACTCTCTATCGTAACTGCTATTAGTAGACCAGAAGATAGGCTGAGGATTAGTCTTCCATACAGAAAGACCTAAGAAAGATTGGAAGTCTGTACCTAGAGTATTCTTTAAGAAGGTACTATTAACATCATTCCAATTACTAGGGTCTTTAATTCTCCAAGCTTCTAGGGCTCTTTCAAACCACCAGACTGGGTCTAACTTAGTAAGATTACCAAATTGGTCACGCATCTCTTGTCTTTTAGCGTATAATACATTAGTCTTACCACCTGTCATACCCTGTACTGTACTAGGATAAAAGATAGTATTGAAGACATATACAGGTAAATCCCAGATACGTTCTATTCTTGGCATAACTTCGCTTAAGCCCTCATCTGCATTTATTACATCTGCAAATCTGTTACCACCTAACATATTCATTACAAATTTAACATTATTAGCTAGTATCCTTTGATATGCTTCTTCACTAATATTAAGATTAAATAAAGGTGCAACTACAGAAGCATATAGTAAATTAATAGGATTTCTGAAATCCTGTAATGGATTGAAAGTTTCAGTATAGCCTATCTGAATACTATCTCTATCTGCAAAGACTGCATCTCTCATAAATTCATATATAGCAAAAGCAGCACCTAAACCTATCATAGCACTAGTATGCTTATATGCCTTCTTTAGCTCTGGAGTTAAAGTCTTACGTAGTTCAGGTGTAGTAATTGATACACCCCATCTAGCAAGTGCAGTATTGAAGTTTTCTACATTAGTTACCATAGGATGTCTAAAGACGTATAACATCTTAAACATTGCACCAGCTAAACATAGCATAGGATTATTAGTAGTATCACCTAAAGTATGAGCCCAGAACGGCTTAGCTAAAGGACTGAAATCTCCTAAAGCTTGCTGAGTATCATACCAAGCTCGTCTTGCATTACGCTCTATAAGATTTTTAATCTGGCTTTGAGTAAGCTCGTCTATATCTTTACTACGCTGATATACCTCAGGTCCTGCACCTATATCTTCTAGACAATAGTTATACAATAGACCTAAGTAATGCTCACGTAATCTATCTTCACTACCCTTCATAGACAATAGCCTACGCCAAGTAGTAGACATATCTACACCACCAGGTATTAAGCCTATGACTCCTTCACCCATTTTATCTGCCATCTTCTGTACTACACTATGTGCTTGGTCAATAATATCAGGATTACGTCCTGCAGGAGAAAACATTTCAAATTCTCTCGTTATACCTGGACCTAGCATCTTAGAACCATATCTATCAACTGCTAAAGCTAACTGATTACCTTGCTCTCTATCGTGTTCAAATCTACCCATTCTATGCTGTGTACCTGTAGTCATAGTTAACATATAGTTACCAGCGATAGTATTATTAATAGCACTATTAGGACCTATTAACATCATAGCTGGCATAAGACCAAGAGCACTAGATATACGTCTAGTCATCTTAAGTGCTTTATTATTATTCTCTGGTTCAGTATCTATGATAGTAGCTAAGTCGTGTAAGTAAAACATTAAGCCTGATTGTATAGCTCTTCTATTACTATCTGCTAAGAACCAATTATAGTTCTTCTCCATCTCATCAGAAATCTTGTTATAACCTAATATTCTACTAGCTTCTTCAAACATAATACCTGTAGCTGTAACCATTGTAGTAGCACTATGATAGAAGTCTCCATCATCACTCATTATGTTATTAATACGATGTCTAGTAAAGCTAGGTAAATATACTAATTTCCTGTTGACATCACTATCATCAGCATAGAACGCTTCTAAGTAAGTAGCTTGTAAATGATTACCAGGCACATAATCAAACCTAGCTGTAAAGTCTTCTAACATCTTATTAAAAGCATCTATAGCTTCTTGATGTCTTGGATTAATACCTGCTCTATTCATACTATTCTGAGAAGTAGAATATAACTCATCATAATAACTCTTCAATGTTCTAAAGCTTCCTAAAATACTATCATCAGATGCTATCTCTAGTAATAACTGATTATCATTAAGTGGAGAATCAGGATTAGCTTTACGAAACTTATCTATTTGGTCTTGTATATAATCTTTAGTATAGCCATAGTTAATAAGAGACCAATCTTTATCTCTATATTCTAAGTATTGATTATAAACTTCAATAGCTCCTGCAGGTTCTAATATTATATCATATTCTTGTAACTTTGCAGCTAAGGTTGTAGGATTAATATCACTAGTGTAACCACCATCAATTAAGCCGAAGGTCTTATTAAATATTTCTTGAGTTATACCATACTGCTTAAATATAGGGTTATCATTAACACTTCTCATCATATTATGAATATGATTGATTATCTTACGCATTGGTCCTTTAGTAAAATTATCTATCTGAGCTAGCTTATAATACACATCAGCTGCAGGTTCAAAATGAGTTACAAGATTAGGTCTATTACACCATAACTCAAAGCTTTTATTTAAACCAAACATACCTAGTAATCCATTAACTGCTTTATAAGCAAATAGATTACCATTCTGAGTTGCTTTATATAACTTATATGCAGCTTGTATTCTTGAAGATGAACCTGCATCTCTCAGTAACTTCTTAGGGTCATCACTAGCTCTGAATAGATTCTGAAATACACTCATTAGATAATTACTATATTTTAGCGCTTTCTCTTTATCATAAGATAACTCTGCTAAACTTTTAATTCTACCATTTGTAATCTTGTTGACTACATCGTCTATATTAGTTGATTCTATATCATACCGTAAGTATAGTGGTAATAAATCACCATTAACACCAGATTCATACATAAGCGCTAATCTTCTGGTATCATCTTCAAGTCCCATTAAGAATTCTCTTGCTACATTATTACTTGCAGGAGCTTCATATACACAATGTCTAGCCATTTAATTCTCCTTTAACAGCCTATAGCACTATCAGTATTTCTTTCTTCTATACTGACACCTATTTTAGATAGTAGTCTATCATCAATTAATCTGATACTTTCATCAGTATATTGAAACCAATCTGGATGCTCTTTTAAAACATTAATATCTATCTTATAGTCTAGACCACCATCACCTTTAATACTTTCTGCAAATCTTTTCAGGAAGGTAGAAGTTATACCATAACCTGCATAGATTAAATCTCGTTGAGTAATATCATCTACCATACCTGTCATTGCAGAATATAGAGCTTTGTATCTAGCTCTCTGCATATCATTAGCTTTAGTATCAGATAATAACTTTATGATAGAATTATGAAACGATTCTACTGATGCTTCTTTGCCTTTGATAGTTAATTTACCAAATATTCCAGCTTGAACTCTTTGAGTCATACCATATTTCAACTTCTTGCCATCATTTAAAAATGGTGTGAACAAAGTATAATTAGCTAATTCGTGAGAACTACCTACAGCACCAGAAGTAGCTATATCTACATCTATACCAAGCGCATCTAACATTTGTCGTATAACTGTTCTATTTACTAATGTACCTGCAGCAGAAGTAGAAGATTGGATAGTGTAATATATCATATTAATTAAGTCTTCTTTATTAGATGCTCCTACTAATCTTATAGGTCTAGTACTCATTAAATCTGCAGCTTCTTTAAGAGCGCTTGGTCTGAAATCTATGAAGGTATTATTAGCTAAGAATCTAGCTTGATTAAATATAGTATAAGCTTGCTCAATAATCCTAGCTTTTTCACCGTAAGGTAATAAAGCTCGTTCATCAAATAACTCAGCGAAATCTTCTGCTGTCATATGATGTAACCTATTATATGGGTCTACCCACATATTATAGCGTAAGCCGTGTATGTAATCATCTGCAGAAGTTAGAAAATGAGCTACTATAGCTACATTATGTGGAGCTTTACTAAGTTTAATTGGGTCATTAACTAAGTTAACACAGTAGTTATAAAACTCGTCGTATTCTTTATCAGAATAGGGTAAGGTATCACCAGGTGATAACATAGAGTTAGCTATATCTACATACTTAATATGCTTATCATAAAGCTCTGTAATTTGGTCTATAAGCTTATTAGTATCTTGGTCAGTTTCTAATTCATAGGATAGAGGAGTGCCTAACATCTTATGTATCTTTTGCTTAAGCTCAAAATAATATTTGTCAGATAAGGTCTGATACATATTCATTAGATTAGGCTCGTTATATTTGTTCTTATAAAAGTCATAAGGCACAGCACATAATACACCAAATCTATTAAATGCAGATATTCTAGGAGACCTAGAGCTTACAATTAAGACAGTTGAAGCTGCAGCTTCTACTTGTTCTGATAGTCTAGTTAATATACTTATCTTAGTTGCATCGTCAGTACTATCATCTATGATAGCTCTGAATGTATCAACACCACCATTTGTCTTTGTATAGTCTACATAAGTAGCGCTTGCTTGTTTAGTTAATTGACCAGGTCTAGCTACATAGAGATTATCTGTACCAGCTATATTGACTTTAATAAAGCTGTTATCTAAGACATCTGTATATGCGCCACCAGCTTCTTTTATACGTAAGATAGCATCATTAATACCTGTACCTTCAGGTATAGCATATATGCCTTTAACTGGTATAAATGGAGTATTAGGTTTACTTTCAATAACTGCTATATAGTCTATATAAGATAATCTGAAATGGACATAACCTACTTCATTACCAGCACTAGTCTTCATTATCCATCCAGTCTTAATAGTGTCTAGACCACCTAATACTTTCATACTTTGTAGCTTATTGTCAGGACCACCCTGTATTAATACATAATTATTTCTATTAGCTTTATTTCTTACTTGATAATTCTCAGGTGCTAATTGTTCAATTAATGCTGCATCTGTATTCTTAAGTAATTCATAAACTTCTTTATCAGATTGACTAGTGATAGTTGGTTTCTTGTTAAATAATACAGAAGCATCCCAAATGTAGTTATCTGAAAGTCCTGCAGTATAAGCTGCTATACCTTGATACATACGAGTAGCTTGAGAAATAGCAAGACCAAAGAATCTACCTGGAGGCATAGAGTAACCATTAACTTGATTACCTTGAAACTTTGTAATGAAATCGTTCTGAACTAAATCAAATACCTTAGCTTGATGATAACAAAGATAATCTAATATCTCATTATCATCTAGTTTAGTATTCTCTGGTAAGTCTAATTGGTCTACTAAAAATCTAGTAACACTCTCTCTACTCATAGGTATAGAATTCATAGCGTCTTTATCGTAATCACCAGACTGGACATATGCAGCCTTAAGACTTATACCCCAAGAATTATCGTGGTCTACATCAAATATTCTGGTCAATATTACTGGTACATAATGCGCTTCATTATCAATAGAATACCTAGTAACTAGTAATAAGAATACATCTTCTGTACCATCTCCAGTATCTATCTTTAACTTCACTAATGGAGAATCTTCAAGAGAAGATAGATAGTCTAACATAGCTCTACCATCCTTAGTAGTAGCTTCATTATCTAGTGTACCATAACCCTTACTTCTTTCTTTAGTATGTTCTGCTGCTTCCCAAGCTCTTCTCTCAAGAGGTGTAAAGTTGTCTGTATTGAATTTACCTGATGGGTCTACATTAGTACCAGTATCATTATAAGACTTTAAAGCTTTGTTATGTAACTTTTTCTGCACCATCTCAGCAAGTAATTTTATTGATGCAGAACCTGTAAATTCAGGTTTTAAATCATATTCTTGAGTAGTTTTATCTATAGTCAATAAATGCTTTGACTGGAAATATCTATCAAGCTTAGCATTCATTAGATTATAAGATTGAGGATAATTAGTAGCATCTCCAGGCATATAATCAGGTTCATAGGTTATTCTACCATATGAACTATCACCACCATCAGAACTACGTAATCCAGCTCTTATAGCATTATTACGATGTCTAAAAGAATAGTAGTTATTACTCTCAGCTCTTTGAGCAACAAGAGCAGTATTAAATTTGAAGTTACCTATAATCTGACCACCACCACTGAAGTTACATTCTTGAGAACAAGGTGTACTAGTACCAGCTCTATCATAGACATCACATTGCTTAGCTAAACCAGTTAGAAATATCTTAAATACTGCTTCTCTTTGATAATATGTGCCTACATTATAGAGATTAAAATTATGTGGCTTATAACCCCAAAGCGCTAATTCTGTGGGTTTTCTTACACTAGATAAATCTATGAGACTTGCTAACATAGGTGAACAATACTTAAGACTTTCTGAACCTATTAATACATCTACTCCTTCAGGTAATACATCAGAAGCTACAAAGTTAACCTTCATTAATGACCCAAAAGATTTAATCGTTAGACCACCAGCATTAAAGATAGTCTCTAAAGCTCTAAGTATCTTTGAGGATACATATACTGTCCCATCATTAGTATTGCCTATATTAGTGATAATATCATCTGCTACAGCGATAACGGGAGTTCTGCCCATAGATTTGATAATAGTAGAGTATACAGCATTATGTAAATCAGGATGTAGTAATACACATTGTGCAGTAAGTGCACTTAGTCTCTTAGGTAAATCTTTGGCTGCTATAGCTGGTGATATACCTTCAGTAATAAAAGCATTATAAACATAGCGCATAGCTTCTTGAGCAGTAAGAGTCTTACCTTCACCAG